CATGCGCCAGCAGACATACAATCCCACGGACACCATGAACCGCAATTCCCTCGCCCTCGACAACAAGATTGACGCTATGGAGTCGAGCCGCAAGGACAGAGAGCTTGCCGCCAAGGATGCTGAGATTGCCACACTGAAGTCGCAGAACTTCACCGCAGGCATCGTACAGCAGGCCGTCGCTCCTCTGAATGCGCAGCTGGCTGGCTTAGCCAAGGAAGTTGACGACATCAAATGCAAGATGCCGAACACCGTACAGGTGGAGTACCCGAACCTCGTGGCCGTGAATGCCAGCCCCTATGTGAGCGGTGGTTTCTACGGCCAGGGCTGGAACGGCTTCGGCAATGGTAACTTGGTATTCTGATTTAAGGAAATAGGAGGTAAAGGTATGAGTTGTAATTGTAGCTGCAATATCACGACAAATGCAGGTGGTGTTCCCTATATCAGTAATACCAATGTGACCGTAGGCACGGAGGTAGTAGACATCGCTTTGGGTTTCCGTAGGATTCAGCCGATAGGCTATTTCACCGTACACATGGAGAATGCCATTCCCGCTGATGCTACGACCACGCTGCCGGTGACACTGACGATGAACGGGGTGACACGTAACCTGACGCTGCCTAATGGTACGGCTGTGACGGCGGCAGACTTGCTTGCCACAAACGTGTTCCTTGTTTTCAATGACCGTTTCAACGGCACGCTGGCCTTGATGTCACGGACCATTGAGTGAGCTAATGAAAGTATAACAACTAAAAGTACAAACAGATGGATTTCAACAGTCTTGGGCAGGGCAGCCCGTTCTATATCCTCACTAAGCGCGAGGGCCAGAAGCCTACTCTAGAGGTAGGCACAGTAAAGGAGAAAGTACTTCAACAGCCGCAGTATCAGTTGCAGGCGGTTCCCAACGCCTTTAACGGCATGGGAGCGCAGCCGCAGATGGTTAGGATTGTTGTCAGCGTTGACGGCAGCGACAGGGTTATTCCGGACGTGCCCGTAAACGTGGAGATAGCCGCGAAAGGCAACGTCACCTACACGGGCAGTACGCAGGCCATGATACAAGCCGTGGACGCAATGATGCAATCGTCGAAGGCTGAGATTGAGCGAGAAGGCTATAACAAGCTGGTTATCGCAGAGGGCGAGAAGTTCATGGAAACGCTGAACCCCCGCTATGCCGAGGAGAAGCGGCGCGACAAGACCATCAAGTCGCTGGAGGAACGGCAGGCAGCTACCGACAGCAAGCTGGACACTATCATCAACAAGCTGAACGAGCTGTTTGCTCCGTCGAAGACCAAGAATCCATAAAAACAACATTTACGACTATGGGCAGACATTTTATTATTGTCGATGACAAACACAAGGATGACGGCTACCGCCGCGAGGAGATGCGCCAGCGTATGAGCGGCTATCGTGGCGATGGCTACCGTAACTACGACGGAGTTCGCATGGGCGACTACCGCGAGAGCGAGTATGACGAAGGCTACCGCACAGGTTATGAGCACGGCTATCGCGATCATGACGAGGACGGATGGCGTCGTATGCGTGACAGCAGAGGCCGTTACATGTAAATGACAAGGGGCTGTTAGAATGCTGTTAGAAAGTTGCTAGAAAAACGGTAATTTTAACAGCCCCACTTAACTGATTGATTATCAATTGCTAAATTGCTGATAAAATGGAAGTGAGATATATTATATCAGAGTCGGAGGCTCAGTATCAGGAAAAGCATAAAGGCCACTTCTCGAAGAAGCTGGCTGACTGGGCCATCTCTATGATGGAGAAGAAAGACCCTAACAGCGGTAAGATGGTGAAGATTACACCGTCGTCCATCGACGAGATGGAGGATGCGCTGAAACAGGCGAATATCCAAGTGAAAGAGGAGTGTATATATGACGCTCTCTATCTGTGGAACATGACGAAGGCCGATTACGAGAAGTCGCTGCCTACCAAGGAGGTCAGGGCTGTGTATATCGACGAGACGATTAACGACCCTGACGGATGTCCGGAGGCTGTCTTGGCATGTTTCTGCGCAAAGATGGACTTGAAGGAAGTGCCGATTCACTGGGAACGATTCTTATGAGCCTATGGTACAGACAGGATTCTATCTCGGCAGGGATGACTGGTGGATAATGGCATCCATCGGCATAGACGGAAGGGAGGACTTGCGTGAGGTATATGAGGCTCTGCTCTCCATTGGTGCGCCCGACAACAAGGCGCAGGAGGTATGTATGAGGCTCTCACAGCCTAACACCGGTTACACCTATACGGACTACGACGGTCATTACACGCTGATGTTCATCAGCAAGGCAACGTCGTATGCACAGATGTACGACACGCTGACGCATGAGCAGAAGCATGTCGTGGAGCATATCAGCAACTACTACGGTGTTGACCCCAAGAGCGAAGAGGCTGCATATCTGGCTGGCGAGATAGGACGACTGCTGTTCCCTGCCGCCGCTTATGTGCTCTGTCCTCGATGCAGCAGAATGTTATGACGATGACATTAACACCCGTCGGTGATTGTGTGAACGTTCTCCGTCTGGAGAATATCGGCTATTCCGACATCGAGTATGTGGAGGCATGGCTGCACGCTTGCAGCATACCACCTTCAGAAATGCGTCATATCTGTGACCTTATCATGAAAGAGGGACGATATGATTTCTGCAACATAGAATGCCGTGTTGCAGTGGAGTGCCGTGCGTAGCAGTGTAGGGAGGAAAGAAATAATGGTGGCTGTTGCGGCCACCATTATATATATAATGTGTGTGATGATAGTTTTTTCTTAAACTATCCTAATTAATCGGCAATGGTATTACATCCTTACACGTATTTTACTATATTTGCATCATATTTGCTAAAAACATAAAATATTATATCGTTATGAGAAAGTATGTTCCTAAAATTCTTCAAGCATTTGCACTTATCATGTTTGTTGGCGGTATTCTCTTGTTTATTGTTTGTAACGCCGAAGCATGGGAAGCCGGAATTGGCTATTACTCTAGAGACAGGGAGGCTGTCGTCTTTTGGAAGTTTTTGTCGTACCAATGTATCGGTATGGCAATTAGCTCTATCTTTGTTGTCGGCTTATCGTATATTGTTCAAGCAGCTTGCCTTTATATAGAAAAATGTGAAGAGCAGGGAGAGCAAGACAATGTTCAGGAGGAATAGTTCTTTCCATATTACTAATATTCACTACAAATAAGAAGCGGGGGAATGACCCCCGCTTCCTTTTTTATCCTACTTTTACTTTCGTGATGCCTGTGTCTATTTTGTGCATGATGTCGTAGATGCGTTCAGCTGCATCAGCATTGCGCAACGTATTGGCAGCGATCTGCGTCTGTAGCTGCACTTGCGTCTCAGCCAGTACCGATGTGCGCTGTACGGCCAGGGTGATAGCCGGGAGGTTGATGGACTGTTCCATTCTCATCATAGACACATCGGCGCGGACAGCATTGATGTAGCTTGCCAGCAGGTCGGCGGTAGTCTCGGTGATGCTCTTGATGCCTGCCGTTGTTGACGAACTCTCTGTGCTCTCTTCGAGTTGTCTCATGTCAGCCAGTCCTGCTTTCATCATTCCCTGGTTGAGACCGTCCATGAGGTTGTTGAAGGACTGTGGCAGCGTAGTTCCCACGAGGTTCATGGCATCGGATATTGCACTGATGCTCTGCTCGTCGAGCTGTCCGTTTTTCTTCTCCATTTCGGACGTGACCGCATCGAGTACAGGCTGCATGGCCGTCTCGATGAGTTTAGTCACAGCTATTTTCTGCGACAGTTCTGCAATAATCTCCGATGCTTTCTTTTTGAATGCCTCTGCTCCATCCTCACCTTTCTGCCATGCCTCAAAGAGTGCACTTCCGAGGTCTTCCGCCCAAGACTTGATGTCGATGTCGTAGAGAGCCTTCGCCATATCCGCGGCAAAGTTCTTGATTTGGTCGTCCATCTCTTCGAGCTGCTGCTGATAGTCGGCTATCGCTTCCTCGTTTTTCTTCTTCTTACCCTCTTCGAGCTGCTGCTGATGTTTAATCTCGTCGCGCTGTGCGAGCAAGGAAGCGTATGTTGCATCGTAGTAGGACTTGGATTTCTCAGCCTCTTTTACCGCCTTGATGGTGTCCTGCCCCATGTATGTTTTATAGTCGCCGAAGAACTTAGTCAGGAACGAGTCGCTTTTTATCTCATTTCTGAGCGTCGAAAGCATGTCTGACGTGGCAGTTGCCTCATAGACACCACCAAGCGTCCTCTCCAATGCTTTTTCGAGGTTCTTCGTCAGGTTTTCCATTTCCTTCTGGCGAGCCTGCGAAGCCTCAATTTCTTTCTGCAATGATTCGTCGTGCATCGCCAGTAGCGACGATGTTACTGACAGGGCCGCTGCCGCCGCTGCCCCATAAGGGCCAAGACTGCCCAGCCCTAGCGTGTTGAGCCCGCCAGCCACCTGCGCCGCAGCTCCGAAGGCATTGCCGCCGATGGAGAAGAACGAGCTGAGGCTTTCGTTTCCTAGTTGCTCAAAGAGGTCGATAACAGGCTGTAAGACCTCCTGCACGGCCTTGAACTGCTTTTCTAAGTCGCTGATAGTTTCTGCAAAATCGCTCTCAGTCCCTCTAAGCGCATCTCTCAGCTCGCGCTCTGAGTATTTCCCGTTTTTCTTCACGCTCAGTCCTAGCTTGCGGGCATTCTCCGCGCCAATGGAGAATGTGCCCTCAGCGTTTCTGAAGCCGTAGTCTGTGAGTCCTGTTTTAAGCAGTTTCCTGATTGCGCTGGCACTTCTCAACGATTCGACCATCTTAGCGAATGGGTTGCGCTGGTTGATGACCTCATCAATTTTCTCGATAGCCTCATAGAGAGCTTTCATGGCCGCTGCATCCTCGTTGATGGAAGGTGCAATTTCCTTTAGTTTATTGAGCATCCCTTTGAGTGTGTCCGTGCTCAGTCTGTCGAGGTTACTGAATATCCTTCCCCATTCCTCGGTTTCCTTGAACGCCTCCCATCGCTGAGATGCAATCTCCTTGTCTTTTGCAGCTATCTGTGCGTCCCATCCTTTCTGCTTGGCATCCGACTTGTCGTTGTCAGCCTTCCTCGCTTTTACCAAATCTTCTCGCTGCCGTTCTAGCTCCGTTAGTTTCTGAGCAGCGGAAAGCGATTTCGAGTAAGCCTCGGCAGAGTCTTCGAGGAACTGCACGAAGTTCTGTTCTGTGACCTTCTTGATTTCCAAGGCCAGTTCGACAAGTTCATCCTGTATCTGCCCCTTTGCATCGACAAGAGCCTCACGCATCTCTTTCTCGTTCATATCCCAGCTGAATCCTACCGGCAGTACGCCCAGTTGGTTCCCTCGCGTATTGAACTTTTTGAGCATATCCTTTGCGGTGTCGTCCCAAATTCGCCCATTGTCGGAGAAAGCCAGTTGCGCAATATTCTTGTTGCCTCCTGACTTTTTGAGCAAGGAGCGATAGAGTTTCCATTGTTCCTCCATCTGCTTAATGTACTCCTTGATGGCCTCTGTATTCTCCTTGATGGTCTCTTTCTCACGGTCGAAGATCGTATCAGCCTTTGTCTTGTTGACTTCGTTTTGGAATTTCTTTCTTGCCTCAGTAGTAGCCGGTAGCGAGTCACGCAGTTCGTCGAGCATAGACACATAATCGTCGACGAGCCTCTTACCCTTTCCTTTGAGGTCGGGGAACAAGTTTTCGAGGAGTGAAATAGCCTTCTCCTTGCTGTAGTGTTCTCTGTACTTTTTATATTCGGTGAGGAAAGCCTTATACTGTTCTAATTTAGTCTTGGCAGCTTCGAGGTCTTTGTCTTTTTTGTTCTTATCCCCATCCTTGCTGGCGTTTGCCTTATTATCGTGCAGGTCAGCCTTCTTATCGTCGTCGAGCAGTTTTTTGAGCAAGTTGTCCTCGCCACCAATCATCCGGCCTATTTCCTCACCCTCGATGATGGCCTTGCTGATGCCTGCGAAGCTCACATAGTCGTAGAACAGCCGTTTGAGCCTTTTCCTGATTTCGGGTTCCTGAATGCCCAACTGGTCGTTGATACCATCGAGCATCATCTTGAAGTCGTCGATGTTGTTCAGAGCCCAATCACGTAGTTCTTTCTCGCTCTTTCCCATTACCGCCGCTTCCTTGCGCAGCATGCGAGGAATGTC